GGTGCCGTCCACTTCAATTCTAGGAGAACTAGACGAAGTCTTCTGGGTTTCTGGACGGAATGATGCGGACCTCAAAGTTTCTGAAGACACGGTAACCGAGGCCGGCGTTGTACATAAAGTGTTTCAGAACTGTTTACGTACCAATACACATGCGTTTTTAGCAATATCGGAGACATAATGAAAACTGGCGTTTACCAAATCATAAATCTTAATAATATGAAAAGTTACGTAGGTTCGGCGGCTAATCCAACTGGAATACGGAAACGCAAAACTAGACATCTAAATGACTTACGGAGAGGCATACATTCAAATCCTCATTTACAAAATGCTTTTAAAAAGCATGGTGAAGATTCGTTTATATTCTTCCCTCTTGAATTTTGTCCTCCAGAAAAGTGTGTAGAACAAGAGCAATTTTGGATGAATTTAGTCAAACCAGAATATAACATTTCTCCTACAGCTGGATCTACTCTAGGAGTTAAACAGACAGATGAAACTAAAAGAAAACAAGGAAATCTTTCTCGAGAACGCTGGAAGAATCCTGATTATCGTAAAAAGGTTTCAAAGTCTAGACAAATAACTAATGCAACTCCTGAATATAAAAAAATTCAGTCAATAAGAACTACGGACCGATGGAAGAATCCCGAATACAGAAAACAACGATTAGAAGATCTAGAAAAACGTTGGACTAATCCCGATCATAACGAAAAACATTCAAAATTTATGGAAACCTTATGGGGGGATCCCGAATGGAAAGAAAATAATGGTGTTTCGAAATTATCAATAAAAAAAGTAATAGAGATCAGACGTCTGTGGAATGAAATGTCTCCCCGTATAGGTCTACAAGCTCAACTGGCTAGAGTTTTTAATGTTTGCGATGGGTCTATTTCTAACATCGTAAAAAGAAGAACCTGGAAACATCTTCCGGAGGAATAATGAGCTTCGTAGAAGACACAACGATCACTAATCACGACGGATTCTTTACAGCTCTAAATACGTTCTTAGTAACTACAGATGGTTCATGGACACAGGACGACCTCGATCTTCCCAATGACGAAGCGGCGTGGCATAAGACTTCCCCATCCTCAGTCTTTGTATCCTTTCGGTGGGACAATACAAACAATTTCTCCTGCCATCAAGCCCTCGGCTTCACGGGCGGAAACTCTCCAGGATTTCATCCAGATGATTCCGGAAATGGTGACGACACTGGCGCCATCACGGCCGAGAGACGAGTCAGTGGTATAGGTGCCGGACCGTTCACCAAGGTCACTTTCATGAGTGACTCCACGGCGTCTAACGGTACATGGGTGAACATCATCATCGAACACTCACCAGGAGAATATCGTCACATAAATTTCGGATTAATTGACAAGAGGGGGATGTGGACGGGGGGAGCATACCTATGCGGTAATCATTGGGACGCCTCCGCAAGTAACAACGATTCACCGCTTGATACACGACATACGATCGCTTGGGAAGCAAGACATACATTAGCAAATAACGAAGTACCCACCATGCATGTAGAAGGCCTAACTGGGCAAGCCGGAGCTAGCAAGTGGGGAATAATGTGGGGCTCCGATGCTGCAACAGGAAACGATACCGCAGGAAATCCACGAGAGACACTACTTGGCGGAGTAAGAGACGGACCGAATGCGACGCTTACATTCACTCCTGCGACGGATTTTAATGGCTTTGTAGCCTTTGTAGAGATTCCAATCTTTCATCGAGAACTTAGCACGTCGCCCGACGAGTGGCGACTCTTAGGTTATGCACCAGACGCGAGAATTCTCAATATGCGGAACTTCACACCTGGACAGGAGGAAACCATCGGAGCAGACACTTATAAAATATTTCCATGGATTCGGAAGCGCTTCCTTCAAGACAACCAAGACGAGTCACATAACGCTGGGATTGCTTATAAGAAAGTCACCTAATGGCTGATGTGCCTGGATTGGTTCAAAGCGAGTTAGGACTCACCGAAGCGGTCACGAACAGAGTCACAGCTACCGGCTTCCAGACGCTAGCGGGTCCACCGCAATGGCAAGCTGCACAAGGCGCCATAGACGAAATACGAATCCTCAAATCTCCCTACCCACAAGGCACAGCTGCAGAGGGACAACCCATAGCCCAAGTTGCCAACACACCAGGCGAAGAACTAAGAGACATCCGCGAACAGTGGTTTGAGGTTGTCCACATTTTCAACAAGAGTATAGCCTTAGGCTTCATCTTCACAACGTCAAACACCATCCTCAACATCTTCAACGCATATCGAAAAGAGAATAGACTATTCCAGTCGTTCTTCAATAACGCAGGTGACGGCGTCTCGATAACTGACCTACCAAGTCTCCCAGCAACAATCAATTTCCACGACGAATTACAAGTAACGCTCGAGGTCACACCAGACGGACCTCCAGTAATCGATGGGACGCTAGACTTCACTTTCGATGAAATTCAAGACGGCGAAACAGCACTCCTAATACAAGTTCCTCTAACTGGAAAAAGAGTAGTGCTCTTCGTATTCCAACCAGAAGAGCCAATGGTAGAAAGGCTGGAATGGCTGACCGATATTCTGAAGAGACGCAGCGGGACCGAGCAGCGAATAGCGATCAGAAAAAATCCAAGACAGACTTTCGAATTTACCCTGCGCCTAGACGAAGAAGACCGTCAAGCCTTCGAGGCCACAATATTCGACCTCCAAGATACCGCCTTCGGAATCCCCGTCTGGTTCGAGGGCACCAGAGTAACTTCAGCAATCAGTGTAAGCGACACGACGATCAACGTTCAAGAAACAGATTTCAGAGACTTCAGAGTAGGTGACTTGGCGGTCATCGTAACCGACCGAACGAACTTCGAATCATTGACCATAGATAGCCTTACATCAACGACCATCACATTCTCATCCGCGTTCGCCAACGCCTTCCCCATCGCCACCACCGTCTATCCCGTCCGAACTGGCTTTGTGGGAGGCAGACTTCAAGGCAGCAAGTTCTTGACCAATGCCCAGGATACTAAAATACTTTTTAGAATCCTGGACAATGATGCAAACTTAGCCGACTCATCCGCGTTCGGGACATTCAATAGCCGCGTCTTCCTAGATGAGGCTAACATGACATCCGGAACCCTCTCCGACAGCCATGTTAGAGACATCATCATCGTGGACAACCAAATCGGTGAATTCCTCCAGAATTCTAGCGAAACCCGCAGCGTCAGGGGAAGCTCAAAGACATTCTTCTCCAACACGCATCAAAGGCTGTTTGAGGTCAGAGAGCTCCTCCACTTCCTACGCGGACGCCAGGTGTCTTTCTACTTGCCGACGTTCTTCAAAGAACTCACAGTGGACGCCAATATAACCTCGGGCAGCGATAAGTTAGTGGTAAAGAACATTGGTTATACGGACTTCATCCAGAGCCGGGAGCCCAGAGCAGCGATACAGGTGGTGCTGGAGGACGGAACCAAGAACGCGAGACTAGTGCTTTCCTCAGTCGAGCTGAGCGCGACCCAAGAAGAGCTGACCGTAGATACAACATGGACCATAACCGCTGTACCTGGCGACGTGGACCGTGTAGAATATCTCGAAAGAGTGCGCATGGATAGCGATGTTGTAGTCATAAATCACTTCCAAGGCACAGGCCAAGCAACCATCAAGATGCCTGTGAAATCGGTGTTTAGTTGAAAGGAAACAACAATGGACCGAAAAACACTTAATCTCAATTTCGATGAACTAAAAAAACGCGATGATAAATGGCTAGACGACACTATGTGGAAGCTGGTCAATGCTCTTTGGTTTGTTCAAGAGGAAATACAATGTCGAGCTGGCAAGCATCGAATGGACCCAGCCACACAGAAAATAGCTAATGGCTTAGATAATGGTCCTCTTCAAAGAGAGCCCTACGAATATACAGGATTCAATTTCTCACAAGATGGGAGTCCCTGACTATGACTGAAAATCTTACTGATTACTTTCAGAGAATAGGTATCACTATTCCTAAAAGTACAAAGGAATCGAAATGTCCTGAATGCTCTGAAACGATAAATCACATGCTTACAGTTCTTGAATGCAAATGTGGTTGGACCAAGGAAAGTTTCCCCTTCCCTGACCGTGATTGTAATCCAGTACAAGTAGAAGTTGATTTTCCAGAATTAAAAGATGTTGATCATGGGAAGTTGCTTAAAGAAAACCTTGCAATATACTACGAGAAATTCGGAGACGGAAAATGAAACTTAATCCTGGTTGTTTTCTTGATTCCATGGACCATATGCTGATGCTTAGTTATGAGCTCAGTCAATTCAGAAAAGATCTCCTAAACGATAGAGTTTGGTTACATAAGCAATATGTAGAAAAAAATCAGTCTCAAACTGAAATCTCTAAGATGTGCAATTGTGCTCCCAGTACTGTTAATAGATACCTTCGCAAAGCATCGATAATTAAATGACATTCCTAGCATTCGAAACTAGTGCAGAGGGCGGTCGCCCGGTTGAGCTCTTCGAATTCAGATCGTCGACTGCTGACTTTAACTTCACTTCGGCTGAGGACGATATCACATTTGAATCCATACTCTATTCAGCTGAGACCATCTCTAGGACAGCAATAGTCACCCAAACTAATGACACAGATGATCGTATACAAGTCACAGTTCCCATCGGAAATACCTTTGTTGAGGCATTCAAAGCAATTCCTCCTGGACAGAAATCGACGCTCACCGTTCGTAAATTTCACCGCGATGATACAGACCTAGAGGCACGGCAACTCTTCAAAGGCGTGGTCCAATCTGTAGGATTCCAGCAAGACGCAAATCTAGCAAGAATAAACATTGTACCATTATTCAAAGCTAAAAGTCGTCAGATTCCGAGAATTACATTCCAAGGGTTATGCAATGCTTTTCTATATGATGCTAACTGCAAGATAATAGAAACTGATCCTGACTTCCAGAAATTCCTGAATATCAGCGTTGTTAGTGGCAATACTATCACTGCAGACGGAGCCGGCGCTTTTGGATCAACATTCTTCCAAGCTGGATTTGCTAAATTTGCTGGCGATCATCGTCACGTAACCTTTCAGTCCGGAGATGTTCTCACGTTAATACAACCATTCATCACGACCCCATTGAATCAGACCATTCAAATCAATGCAGGATGTAGAAATCGACTTGTACCTGACTGCCAGGTCAAATTCGATAACGTCATTAATTATGTAGGTTTTCCTGATGTACCACTGAAAAATCCATTTGAAGGATTGAAGTAAATGGGAATTATCACTGCGATTGTTGTAGGTTTATTTCTTTCGGCGGCATCCATTGCAGTTAGCGAACTTCTAAAGCCTAAGACAGATGAAGAGGACCGACGACCGCCGAACGCTGGGGAGTTTACTTTTCCTACTGCAATAGAAGGTAGAGTAGTACCTATTATTTTCGGTACTGTACTTCTAAAAGGTCCTAATGTTGTATGGTGGGGGGACTTAAAACAAGTAGCTGTTAGAAAAAAAGTACGAACAGGTTTATTCAGCAAGAAGCGACAGCTAATCGCCTTCAATGGTTTTGTGGGCATACACATGGGTCTTTGCAGAGGACCTATAGATGCGGTAACTAGAATATTGGTCAATGATAGAGAAATATTCTCTGGAGATACATTAAGTCCTATCAATATCGATCTTCGAAACTTTTTTGGTGGTGATGAAAACGGCAATGGAGGATTATTCGGTACCGTGGATGTCATCGCAGGAACAGAAACTCAGGCAATCAATACCTATCTCGCTACACAACAGAACGTTGTACCGGCATACCGTGGAACAGCAGCCTTGATTCTTCACTCGACGGATCCACTTAGCATCAATACCGGTTTCTTAGTAGGTAATTCAACTCAAATAGAGCCGTGGGCAATCGAAGCTAGACGCGTCCCTAATGGTCTCGCATTTAGTGGAGGTGAGGAATTAGTCAATACTAAAGACTCTAATCCAGCAAATATTATATTTGAACTGATAACAAACACCGAATGGGGATGGGGACTACCGGCATCAGACATCAACACAACAAACTTCACAGCTGCAGGAACTACACTCAAAACTGAAGGCAATGGCTTTTCATTCACGATGGATAAAGCTATCGAATCTTCAGTATTACTTAATGAAATTGAAAGGCAAATAGATGGTATTCTTATCATCAATTCCGCAACTGGGAAATTTGAAATCAATCTAGTTCGGGGTGGATTTGATGTTAATACTATTCCTCAAATCGATGATACAAATCTTCTAGAAATCAAGGATTTTGCACCATCATCTTGGGACGAGACTGTCAATTTTATTCACATTTCTTTTGCCGACCGAAGCCGAGATTATTTCGAAACAACTGCCATAGCTTATGATCTTGCAAATCAGCGCATTCAGGGCGGTGAAACAGTGGCAGTTACTGAGAACTACCCTGGAGTTAAAGATGAATCTTTAGCGAACAATATAGCTTCAAGAGAAATTCGACAATTAGCTCGACCTCTAGCTAAATCCACGGTGACTGTTGACCGCAGCCTATTCGCATTGAAATTAGGCGACGTTATTGCTTTCACTAATACAGATTTAGACAAAACCAAATTTCCTATGCGGGTGAGCAGGATAGACGTAGGAAGACTAGCCGAAGGCGAGATAGAACTGGGATTAGTGGAAGACGCATTCGCTTTTGATACATCCATATTTGGTGATCCAGAACCCACCAATTGGATAGTACCCGTGAATGATGTAGCTGGCATACCGGCTGTCGATCAGGTAGTAATCGAACCTCCTAAGAAAATTACAGATATTGATGATGAGAATACTGGTGTAATTGATCGGCTTTGGTGTGCGGCACGCAGCCAAGGAACTGGGGAATTTGGATTTACTATATTTCATAGGAATGACCCTGTGACACCTTCAGGCGCTTTTACTGAAGATACTACCGTCTACGATCATATTCTTATTGGCAAAGTAAGAACAGCATTCGCAGCTAGTGAAGACCAAGATGGTGCTGGACCTTTAGAAATGAATGCGGATCCTGATACTCTCGCCTCTCTTGTAGGTGCATTTATCAACAATGCCTCAGAAGCTGATATCGGCGTAAATATGGTCAATCTCATCATAGTTGGTAATGAATTTATGGGAGTAACTTCGGCGTCTGATCAAACGACGCACGTTAATCTCAACACTGTTTTCCGAGGTCTTATGGACTCAACGCCAAGTTTGCAGCCAGTAGGAACTAGAATATTTCTCATGTTTAAGGCTAGTGGATTATCAGAATTCATACTGCCTCGAGGTAATGTTATCGATGCGCAACTTCGTTCAATTTCCGATCC